CGACTCACTGATGACATATCTGCAAAACAAAAAGTTTACAGAGTACAACCGTGGACAGATTCAAGAACGATTGAAGGAACTGAACGGAGAAGCCGAAGCACACGGCGTTAAGAGATTTAGAACAACTAAGGGTGACTCCAAACAAATAAGAGTCTGGTGGGTGCCTGAGTACAGCAGCAATGTCGATATGCCCGAGGTTCATGTTCCGAGTAGCGAGGTGCCATTTTAATGATAAAGTGTTTTTATACATGTGAAGTTTGTAGTCATAGCTGGGTTACATATTGGGGTAAAACTGTACCAAAGGATGAATGTCTTGACTGGTGCGAAAAATGTGACAAGGAAGGTAGAAGAGATTATTCGTGGGATAAATCTGAATTACCGCATTTTTATGAAGAGTCGCGCTGATGGAAACCACAATCTTCGGACCCCCCGGCACAGGCAAGACAACCACGCTCATAAAGATCGTGGAGTCAGAACTAAAGAAGGGCACACCGCCCGATCGCATAGCCTTTGTGTCGTTTAGCAAGAAGGCCGCTGAAGAAGCTCGTGAACGTGCTATTGAAAAGCTGGATATAGGTGCCGCTGATCTGGAGTGGTTCCGCACATTGCACTCGTTTGCCTTCCAGTGCCTAGGTCTTAGCCGCAAGGATGTGATGGGTCCTACCGATTACACTAAGCTCGGCGGGTATGTGGGTCTTGACCTATCATCTCGTGGGGCAATTGATGCTAATGATGGTATCGCTATGCCAGCCGCCACTATTGGTGACCAGTACCTAAACATCATAGCCTACGCTCGAGCGATGATGATCACACTTGAACAGTCATACGCTGAGAAGGGCACCGACAAGATGTACTTCCAGCAGGCTGAGTTGATTGAGAAAGCGCTGGAGAAATACAAGAAAGAAACAGGCAAGCTTGACTTTACAGATATGATCGAGCGCTTCATCGAGCAGGATATAGCACCAGAGTTCGACCTGCTAATTGTTGATGAGGCTCAAGACCTTGTGCCGCTTCAGTGGGAGATGGTTAAGAAGGTTCTAGTTCCGAGGTCGAAGCGCACATATTATGCAGGCGATGATGATCAGTGCATTTATTCTTGGATGGGTGTTCGTGTCTCAGATTTTCTTAACGCATCAGATGAGAAGATTATTCTAGATAAGTCCTACCGTCTACCACAGCAAATTCAATCCGTGTCCGACGATCTTGTCAAGCGATTACGGCAGCGTCAGCAAAAAATTTGGAAACCCACCGAAAGGGACGGGCATGTCACTTGGCACCGTGATATACTGGACGTGGACCTAACCAACGGCGAATGGTTGATACTTGCTAGGACGAACTATATTGCAAATATGGTTGCGCGTAATCTCTACGACCAAGGATACCTTTACTGGTATCAAGGCCGTGGTTGGTCCATCTCTCCCAATGTATTAACTGGTATCGAGGTGTGGCTCAGACTATGCAAAGGACATTATCTTTCTGCGAAGGAACTGAAGGAATTTTCAAAAAGCTTATCGAGTGGCGCGGCTACCAAAGCTGGCAAGAAAAACCTCGAGGCGTTGGACCCAGAGCTAACTTACACGCTAGAAGATATACTACCGAATCTAAGTCCCCAGATATCCAGCCAGAGCAAGTGGCACGAAGTGATCAAGGTCAGCGAGAGGGAGCGGATCTACATTACTTCTGTGCGGCGGATGGGCGAGTCTATCTTATCGGGCAAGCCGAGGATCCGGATATCGACGATACACAAAGCCAAAGGTGGCGAGGCGGATAACGTCGCCCTGCTCCTAGACTCTTCAAAAGCATGCACTGAATCACCAGATCAGGACGGCGAAATTCGCACGTTCTACGTTGGTATGACTCGCGCTCGAAAGGAGCTTCATTTAGTAGAATCACAAAACAGGTATGGGTTTGAGATATGACACAGATAAGAAAGCAATGGCGTAGGTTTCACGAGGACAACCCCGAGGTTTACGCACTATTTAAAAAATTCTCGTTTGAATTAATTTCTGTAGGCTTTCAGAATTATTCATCTAAGTCTGTGTTTGAGAGAATACGCTGGCACACCGACGTACAAACCAGAAGCACTAAGTTTAAATTGAACAATAATTACACGGCCTACTATGCCCGGTTGTTTAATGTAGACCACCCACAACACAACACCTTTTTTAGAACAAGACAAACATCCAGTCAGGAGATGGACGATGAATAGGGCAGAAGTATTAGACACAGCCAAGGGTTATGTGACACAGGATCGTGCGTCTCAGCACGGCGAGATGGAAGATAATTTCTGCAACATCGAAACCGTCTGGTACTGGTGGGATAGCATCAAGCCTGACGATTTACCTGTGGGTACAGACTGTGCGGTTAAGATGACCCTGCTCAAGATAGCTAGGATAGCCTCGAACCCAAAGCATGCAGACAATTGGGTCGATGCTTGCGGTTACATGGCATGTGGTGGTGAGGTGGCAACGAAAGATGAGTGAGCATCAGTTCAGTTTTATAGAGCATCCCAAACACAGAGATGAGTTTCCTATTATGAAACACAGTGCGGACTTAGAAGATCAGGAAGAGATCAAGAAGCAGGCGTCTATGCCTATGGCAGAAGACTGGCAACCACCATCAACCCTGCCTGACTTGTCTCAGTACAAACGTATTGCGGTTGACCTCGAGACTCGAGACCCCAACCTAATGCGGCTGGGTCCGGGCTGGGTTCGTAAAGATGGATACATTATCGGCATTGCTGTAGCCGCTGGTGAAAGCTCTTGGTACTTCCCTATCAAGCACGAGGGTGGTGGCAACATGCCTCGTACACCTGTGATAAAGTGGCTCGAAAAGCTGATGGCTGATGAGTCCAGCGAGAAGATATTTCACAATGCTCTGTATGACCTCGGCTGGCTACGCGCCGAAGGAATCGAGGTTCGAGGACGGGTGGTCGATACTATGATAGCCGCGCCTCTGTTGAACGAGAACGAGCGGTACTACAACCTGAACGCCGTGGCTGGCAAGTATCTCAACGAGTACAAGAACGAGCGCATGCTCAAGCATGCGGCAAGCTTCTTTAACGTAGATCCAAAGTCAGAGATGTGGAAGCTGCCATCGACCTTTGTCGGGGCATACGCCGAGCAGGATGCCGGGGTGACCCTGCGGCTGTGGGATCGTCTGCGTACAGAGATAGAGAAAGACGACGTTGTTGGTATCTTTGACCTCGAGAATAGCCTACTGCCGTGTCTACTGGACATGCGGACGAAAGGTGTGCGGGTTGATCTAGACGCCGCTGAACGGGCGCGTAAGCTCCTGCAAACCAGAGAGAAGGACTTACTTAAAGAAATAAAGGAAGAGACTGGCGTCGCCATCGAGCCGTGGGTGGCTACATCTGTGGCAAAGGCGTTTGACGCCCTTGGGCTTCAGTATCATAGGACAGAGAAGACGGGCGCTCCCGCCTTTACAAAACAGTTTCTGGCGAATCACGCACACCCCGTGGCGCAGAAGATTGTAAAGCTGCGCGAGTTTAACAAGGCCAACACAACCTTTATTGAAACAATACTTGAGCATTCGCATAACGGGCGTATCCATTGTGAGTTTCATCCTTTGCGTACTGATGAGGGCGGCACGGTAACAGGGCGCTTTTCTTCTAGCAACCCTAATCTACAGCAGATCCCGGCTCGTGACCCTGAGATTAAGAAGATGATCCGTGGTTTATTTATACCAGAAGAAGGCTGCAAGTGGGGAAGTTTTGACTACGCCTCACAAGAACCACGCTGGCTGGCACACTACTGCGCTAGTCTGGGCGAGGCTGCGCGGCACCCAGAGATTGATAATGTCGTGGCTATGTACCACGCTGGCGACGCTGACTTCCACCAAATGGTGGCAGACCTTGCTGGCATCAGCCGTAAAGAAGCTAAGACAGTCAACCTTGGTATCATGTACGGCATGGGTAAGAAGAAGCTTGCCGGAACATTAGATATCAGCGAGGACGATGCGACAACATTGCTGGCCCAATACAATGAGAAGGTGCCATTTGTTCGTGGACTAGCAGATATGGCATCTGCTGCTGCCGAAAAGAACGGTCACATTCGGACCTATCTGGGGCGTAAGTGCCGCTTTGACAGATGGGAACCGAAGGCGTATGGTTATCATAAGCCGTTGAAGCTGGAAGAAGCAGTCAAGGAATATGGTAGCCGACAAGCTATCCGTCCTGCTTTTACATATAAGGCACTGAACAAACTGATCCAAGGTTCGAGTGCCGACCAGACCAAAAAAGCAATGCTTACATGCTACAACGAGGGTCTTGTTCCAATGCTCACGGTGCATGATGAGTTGTGCTTTAGCATCGAGGATCAAGGACAGGCGGACAGGGTTGTAGAGATCATGTCAACTTGTGTAGAAGGGCTGAAGATACCCTTCGATGTTGATGCGGAGCTAGGTGATAACTGGGGTGAAGTAGAATGAACTGTTGGCATTGTAATACAGAACTTATTTGGGGTGGTGATCACGACTGTGATGATTCAGACGATTGGCTCATTGTAAGCAACCTTCACTGTCCAAACTGCCAGTCGCATGTAGATGTATACTACCCGCGACATAGTGAAGGAGAACAAGATGTTCGAGGCGATGGTACTGGTTTGCATGATGGGTAATTTAGATAGTTGCTTTGCGGCTGACGATACACGCGGCCCCTACAAAACTATTAATGAGTGTGTCAATAGAACCACTGAGATGGCGGCGCAGCTACTTACGATAAATGAAGATCATGTTGTAATGGGTGTACGCTGCGATCCGGTCAAACCACCTGAAGGTGTGGAAACCTGACAGGTTTCACCCTGACAACAGTCGTCAATCACAGCTTTACAGTAGTTACACTGCCCGTGTCCGTGCACTTGAACCACTTTTAGAGGTGATTGACAGCGCGGACAGCGATTCTCAGGGACTTGAGGGTGTATTGATACGGTCATTATAAATTAGCTCGACGAGAATCGATGTTTTTATTCAACAATTTCAGTGATTTGCAACTAGGGAAAATAAGCGTTTTATTTCCCTAGTTGTCTTGTGCTAGGGCGCGGATCCGTTTGACCAGCCTCTTTGCCCGGTTCGGAACCTGATCATGCCACCTCGAATCGACCATCTCGTCTGCGGCCTTATTCCAGTCCCGGGCATCAACTCCAGCCTTCATGCCTTTGAACTTGGATAGGCGAGGCCGACCCATGTTAAACATCATGTTAGCTATAACGTGCTGGCACTCTTCGGGCAGGTCATCGAAGTCATCGTACAATACCTTGCATTCGTCTATGGTCACGGCTACGTCTAGGAGAAATGCTCTACGCACTCGCTCTTCAGACACCTCCGTACCAATGGGTTCACCGAACTCCGGGTCCGCCTCGGTGATGAGGTGACCAATGCCAAAAGTCGGTAAATTTAAATGATCTAAATAAATCAAATACTTACAGCCTTCGTCGTCTGCAAGTTCTTGTCTTAGCTGATCTTTGTTCATCCTACACCTCTTAATCTTTGTGCTAACATCTGATCCCTCGGATCAGGAAGCGTGATTGGGTTTGCATTAGCTAATGGATTGGTTGCGGGAACCGCTAAAGGGGCTGAAGCGGCTCCC